GATTGCGCTTTTAATTCCGCAGTTTCTTGTTCAATTTTTAATTGAGCCTCATTTGCTGCTATTTGTTCTGGTGTTAAATCTGCCATAATTCTATTCCTCCCATTTTAAGCCTGTCGGCTATTATTTTTCCGCTTCCTCAGCGTTTTTATTTTCTATCATTGTTGCAAGGGCGAACCCTGCAATAAATCCCATTGTAAGTGGCTCGCTATCAATTAGCGTATTTAATATGCTTGGTGCTGATAGCGTGCTGATACTCGGTGTTGCTATTTCTACTTTAACTAATGTTGGTATAGTTTCATACTGAATTGTTCTAACATTGTCTAGTGTTACTAATGTCGTAACATCTGGCATATCTACTCTTTCTTCTATGCCAACTTGTGTCATCATATCTCTGTCTTCAATGTCATCTGCTATATTAACTGCACCCATTCTATAATATGGTGCTTTCTTTCTTATAAGCTCACGCCAAACAAATTTACCTTTGCTACTTGACTTAAGCATTCGCTCATATAAATTGCCACTCTCTGGATATCTATACGTGCTACCACCATGAAATCTTACTATCAAGCCTATCTCATCAACTGCTATTGCGGATACATTGCTTGATACAACAGGCGTCAAGCCCTTTCTGCGTAAGAACCTATCCTCGTCTTGTGTGTGTTGGAAGCGCTGATATTCCCTGCCTTTTTCTAATACAGCAACAGGCATTATTTTTCAACTTCCTTTTTTGGCTCTTTGTTTTCTGTATCATTTGTTTTAGCTGTTGGCTCTGCCTCTATAATTTCTACACCTTGCTCTTTTATGCTGTCGTTATTATCTAGGTTTTCAGCTTCTAATGCGCTTGCCTCTGCTTGTGATATGCTATTGCTATTGTTCTCAATCTTTATTCTGGCGCTCATAGCTAGTTGTTCTCGGTCTGTTTTTTCAGTGTGAACATATCTAACTGCCTCTAATGTATCATAACTTGAACCTAGTCCGTTGCGTGCTTCCTCTGCTCTATCTGCCTTTGATTTAATAATGTAATCTTCAAAGGTAACTAGAACGTCAAACTCAGGTAACTTAGTTGCTTGGTATGTTTTATCTTTCTTAGCTTTCATATTCTTTGTGATTAGATAAAACTCTAATACCGTTTTAAGGTAATCTTCAAGGGCTTCTTTCCAACCCTCTATTTTCTTGCCTCGTGTTCTAATCGATACCTTTTCACGCTCTTGTTGTGATACCTCACTTGCGTTGATTGCTTCCAAACCTGTTGCGCCTACTGTCAATGGGCTTAGACCTGAGTTATTAAGTATAATCATCATCCAAATCTTATAGCTTTCTATATGCTCATTAGCTCTTAGCTCGCCTTGTGAATATTGTATCTTTTGCTTATCCATGTTTTCACTTGGGCTATCTGCAATTAACACATGGTCTTTTTTGAATCCTTTAGGATATGTGTAACCTGCATTAGTTCCTTTGAGCATCATTTCTTCAGGGAAGTATCTATGCAATTTGCCATCTCTAAACTCTTGAATCCATGTTGATAATATTTCATCAATAGCGTCAAATGCGCCATAGCTTCCTGCGTAATCACTCTCGCCTAATTGGCTGTTTCTAAATTCACTGTTAGGTAATTTGTTAGGTTTATACATACTTAAGCGCTTGAAGTAACCTGCAAAGTTTATGCGCTTCAAGTCCTTTGTTTGTTCTAAATCACTCATAGGTGCTGTCTTCCATTTAGTGGTGTCGTTTACATCTACTGCGTTGCCATAAATTAACATCTCTAATTTATAATCAATATATGAGCCGGTTTTATCAACGCCATATATCTCGCTTAATCTGTATTTAATGTTGCCTTTGTCATAATATGTATAGAATATATCCGCTACTACTCTACCGCTAATTATAATGTTAGTGTAGTTTTCTGGTTCCCATACCTCGATAATTGGATACTCTGTTATTTCAGGATTCCAGCTTAGTTTCCAAGATGAACCACCATTCCAACTCTCTGTTTCTATTGCCTTACTCAGCAGCATGGATTTAAACTTGTTATCTTTTAATATCTCATCTAGCTGTTCTTGAAGCTCTTCCTCGTTCTTGCCCTCAACCGTTATTTCAAAGCCATTGCCGATAAGTAAATCAACCATCTTCTCGCTTATTAGCTGTGGGTAACCACTATGTATCTTTCTTATACCGCTTTCATTGTTAGCCCAGAAGTAATTTAAACTCTCGCTCTTCTGCCCATTACGCACAAACTTAGGCGCTTGCTTAACATAAAACCATTGTATGTCTTGCTCAATGCCACTATACAAAACACTGTTCTCTAATGTCCTGCGTGTCATGTGCTTATCATTATGCATATTTTCAAAATTTATTATTAACGGATTATATTGCATTGTGCCAACTCCTTTACCATATTCTTTTATGCGTTTATCTATTGCTTTATTAACCCAAGTCATAGGGTTTATTATTTGCCTTAACTTCACTCTACCACCTCAATTAGTTGTATCTGAATTTCCTTAACATCTTATCTAAATATATTGTGCCACCATACTCTACACCATCCACCCTATCCTTATGCAAATGCTTTGGAAATGCTCGTATGTCTGTCTTGCTACCCTCGTCATAGTAAGCCTTAGTAAAGCTCTCATAGCATTTCTCCGACTTCTGTGTGAATAGCATACGTGCTTGGTCTAATAATGTTATGCCTGCATCCACCCTTTGAACGATAGTGAACTTAGGTGCTTTGTAACAGCGTAGATTATAATACCTATTTAATCGGTCATCCATTGTAAGCCGCATTATCTTAGCTGCACTGTCAATAAAGTCCCCTTTCATATACATACTGTATTTCTCATAATAAGGTGCGAACCACTTAACAAATCTGTTCCATAGCTCATCATGGTTAGCGTTGTTGAACTCTATAAAATCAACTATAATCCATTCGTTATAATTCCTGGTGAATACATTAAGTGTGATTACATTGTTATCTGTGCCGCCTACATCTTGCCCTAGTGTTATTATCTCTATGCCTCTAGCGTTAAGAAATTGCATATCTTCCTTGTTGTCAGTTAGCAAATCTAAATGAATTATGTTCTTTTCTCGTGTCATATAATCTGCGTATATGATTCCCTCTCTAATGCCTCGTATGCCAAGTATCTTAGTTTTCCATTGATAGCTGTCCTTTGGTGTGTTATCTACTAAGGCTTGTTTTTCTATCTGTGTCATAGTTGGGTTATCATCAAATGTAAAGAAATAATACCTAAATGCTACATCACTTGGTGAGCGTCGTAATTCCTCCCATGTCTCAGGCGGTATTTGACTAGCCCATTTATCCATTGGTCTGCCTTTGTTCATATAGTCAATGTAAACTAATGTGTCAGGGTCTCCTCCGTTACAGTTAGCATACATGAATCCGCTATTCCTAAATGTTCGTATAAATGCCTCGCTTACAAACTCATCATCAGCCGTGTTGATTTCCTCTATTAGAAAACCGTGTATTGTCATACCAAGTATAGCAAGCCATCTCTTGCGGTTATCATACCCTACTAGATAGATAACTTTGTCTTTCTTGCCCTTACCTGCTGATATAACTATTCTAGCGCCACCACGCCCACTAGCTGTGTATTCGCATATCGGCTTAAATATATTATAAAAGCTGCTCTCGTTCTGTATAAACAGCCTCTCTAGCACAGGCACACTCTGCCCAGCTAATACAAACTGTGTCCTATCATCTGGCTCAGTGAGTATTCGTAACACTAAAGATATGCCTAGTATAAATGACTTGCCTGAGTTTGTTACCCCTTCAGCAAATATAACTTGTGAGCGGTCTTTAATTATGTCCTTGTGCTTCTCTAGTAAAATTACATCATCTAGTGTCATAGCTTCTTAACAAATGCTTCCATTGATTTAACTAAGCCGTCTCCGTTTAAGGTAGCCTCAACATCTGATTTGTCCCTTTGACCTAAGTATTGTTTGCCTAGCCATATCTGCATAGTAGCGTTTCCTAACATAGCTGATTTGTATTGAGCACGCCTTAATGACATTTTCCCATTATCTATTGCCGTTTTATATAGACCGCAAAATTTAGTATCACGTTGCAAGGTATCAACTGAGCATCCTAATATGCTAGCTATTTCAGCTTGTGTGCACATTATAGCGCCTAGCTTCTCAACTTGTGTGTAGTCTATTTTAAATTTAGGTCTCCCTGCTGCCATAATATAATTCACCTCGTTTTCGCACTGAGTAAGTGCATTTACCCTATGCTTTAATACATAGTATTATTTCTTGCTTTTGCTTGTTCCGTTTAGTAGTGTGAGCCATTTAAGATATTCCTCGTAATGTGATACCTCTTTTAAGCCACTTGCTACCATGATTGTTGTCTCTGCTTTTTCTATATATTCCTTATCTACTAATTTGTATATTTTGTAATAGTATTTCCTTGCCCATTTTTTTATGTGCTTAACTTGTTTCCGTGCCCTTAACATAGCTGCTAAATATTTCTTGAATAAATGAATCATTGAGCCTACTATAAAATACTTGATTCCGTCATCTATCTCTCTATGCTTCAATACGTTCTCAAATGCATATATCTTGTTTACTACATACCCCTCAACGCTTTCTCCAAATGCATAACTTTGATTATCCGTTCTTACAGTTGAGTTATCTCGCCATTGCCACATATACGTTACATCATGCGACATATATATCTGCTCGTCTTTGTTTGCTATGCATTGACATTGAGTGTTTACCCCTACATCCTCGTTAGCTCTAGTTAAGTTAAAATGTATATCGTATTTCTCTAAAAATGAACGCCTATACATCTTGCCATGCATCCATACCATATCTCTATCTCGTAATTTCATGGTGTGGTCTTTGTTCTCTTGTAAGAAATCAGTCGAAACTATCGCATATTTTTCCTCTTTAAATGGCAAATGCTGATAATATAAAGCTAATGAACTTAAGTAAGTATCGTCTGCGTCTATAAATGACAAAAAAGGCTCTTCACTATGGTCTATGCCAAATTGCCTAGCCACTCCTGCCCCTGCGTTCTTCTCCTTGTAATAAATTTTTAAATCAGGAAACTTCTTAAATAAGTAATCATAACTCCCTATTTCCTCGCCATCAACTACTAAATAACACTTAAAATAAACCTCTCGTTGCATATAAACACTGTATAACGTATTAGTTATTGTATCATGTGCATTGTAAACAGGTATAATAACTGCTATATTTCTCATATTACCCTCATTTCTACATACTACTCAATAATATTTTATTATACACGACATATATTGTCAAGAGGGTAAGCATTATTCCCATAAAAAAAAGCACTAGAACGGATTCTAATGCTCTTTTTCAGAAAAGAGATA